GATCACCTTCAGCAGTAAGTCCTGCCATACCTGTTGATTTTACGAAGGACTTTTTATAAGTCTCACCACCCTCTAAGTTAACGATTCTTACTTTATCAACGAGTGTGGATACATCGCGGAAAGGGTATGCACCGATTTCAGCATTAGTGTGCGAAGGAAGTAAGACATTACTTGAAGTGACAGTCACTGTGCGTCCTTCTTTTAAGTCCTTGCCACGTTTCTCCATATTTTCGATTGCTTCAGCATCACTACGAATTTGAAACATCGCAGCACTATCGAATTTACGCTTCATTGATAATTTCTTATCGATTAAGTTTCGTTCTTCTTGGAGCGCATCAGTTTCTTTTTCGAATTTTTCTAATACGGAGAGGTTGTCTTCTTTTTCTGCTAACGCCCGAATTTCATTTAAGCGTTCAGCAATTTCTTTTTTACGAATTTCTAAATTCATCTGAATTCCTCCTAAATATTCGTTTTTAATTTAAGTCGTTTGCGAATTACTTCTTTAAGTTGCTCGGTTTTAACATTATCCAATGCCCTTAGTTCTGCGTCCGCAATTTCTAAGGAACGTGCGAGTGCTTCAATAGAAGTTCCTTCATATGCAGGTAGGTCTACCACGGAGACATCATAGAGACGATCAATCTCGGTAATGACTCTCTTTGGTATGTCCCCACTTCTATCCCAGCTTTGACTTTTTACAGTAAAAGCAAACGACATCTTGTCTAATAATCCAGCGACAATCGATTTATACACATCTCGATTTGACTGGGTGTCAATTAAATCCGCTCTAATTTTTAAGCCATAATCATCAATCGTAAAGGTAAGTGAACCGTTACGAGTACGAGCTAAGATTAGGCGGTTATCAGTATGGTTATATTTAAGTGGCACATCTTTTAAATTTGCGCCATTTAGTGCGTTTTTATCGATGATTTCAATAAAACCATATTCTGCATCACCAATTAAAGTTTCCTGGTTAAAGACAATTGCGTAACCTTCAATAACCATGCTTTCTTTTTCATCTTCATTTCTTGTTTCAATATTTAGAAATCGCACTTCTTTATTCTTTATCATCTTCTTCCTCCTTAGGCTCTTCGCCTACTTGGTATTTATTAGCGCTATCCGCGTCAACATAATTTAATGACTGGAGACGCTTGTCGCCACCTTCAATAGGCTCTAAGCCTAATAAACTTCTTGATTCATTAAGTGATAATATTCCTAGCCCCATTAATTTCTCAATCGCACTTACTTTGGTGTTCCACGATGCGTATTGTAGACGCTCGGAATAAAAGATAATTTGCTCTCCATTTTCTAAGTTATTTCTTGTAAGGAGAGCTCTTGAAAAAGTTTCCGATAGCGCAATCGCAATCCCTTCAATCGTTCCTTCATAGAAAGCGTTATATTCATCTTCCGTATACTTGTTATCGTAGATTGCTTCACTTACACCAAAATAGGTGATGATTTTCTTTTGGAGAAAAGTTAGTGTTTCGCTGCTAACTAGTTTTGGGTCAACGCTTAAAGGAACATAATCACTTTTAAGATCCACAGGAACAATGGCAGAATTACCACTAGTCGAGGCTTCTTTTAATGCCCTATCAAATTCTTCCTTTTGTGCCTTCTTATCTTTTTCAGAAAGCATGGCATTGATTTTAAGGAGCCCTTTAATCTGAAAACTACTACGAATAGCGTTATCAATTCCCTGTAAGACTGAATCATTAATTTTGATTGTTTTAAGGATTGCGGAATGGTCTGAAATTGCGCCGCTTCCGCCAAAGATATCATTAACGCCGTAAAATCTCCGTAAATGAATAATTGATTCGTAAGGCAAAGTGTATTTATTCCCATCAACGAAAGAAAAGCGAAGAAATAACGCACCGCTATTATCTTTGAGTGCTTCAACGGCATTTGGTTTAATTGGCCATAACTCTTTTAATTCATAGGTGTTTTCATCATAGAGCGGATAAATAAAAGCGTTATTATTTAAGTAAAGTAATGTCACCACCCGATAAATAAAATCGTAAGGTGTCATTAAAGGGTTAGGCGCATACTTTAAAAGAAACGCTAATGTCCCTTTTTTCTCGACAACCGAAGAGTTATCAAGATTTTTTACATAACGCGGTTTGAGTTTAGCCGCGTGTGTCGCAATGCGGTCAATGCAAATCTTCACCACATCGCTAGCGTTTATGTTGTTTCCAAAATCACTAAAAATGTTCAATGTCGATTGGAAGACTTTCGTATCATAGTTGATAGGCTGAACGGTCTTCTTCTTTCTTTTAAATAATCCCATAAAGCCTCCTAACTTATCATGTTTTCATAGTCGTTTTTGTATCTGTTTAACACAGCGTAAGCAATAATTAAAGCGACCGTTCCGTCAATTCTTCGTAACTTTGAATCAAGTTTAGAAGGCTGAATATTACCATTAACATCAACCTTGGCTTGTGTATTACTTAAGCACCATTTCATAATCGGGTTATTGTTATAGTTCACAACTTTATTCTTTAAATCGGCTTCAAGTTGTTTCATTGGTTCAGAAAGCGAGTAAACGCCTTGTCGCACCTTTTCCATAGTGAAACCTGACTCCTCCATCTCTTTAATCCAGTACTGTGAGTTCCATGGATCAAAACCAATCCAAAGTGGTCTAATTTGATAAGTTTGAATCATATTAATAAACCACCTCGTTACAAAAGAAAAATCGTTTTGACTACCTTCCGTTAAAGTAATAAGTCCTTGCTTATGCCAAATATCATAAGGGACATTATCCTCCGCTACTCGTTGACGAAGCACATCGCTAGGCATAAAGAAATGCGGAATGACATACTTTTTTTCATCTTTTATTACTAGTAATAACGCTACCGTTAAATCAGTTGTAGATGATAAATCGACACCGCCAATAGCATAACTTTCTTTTAAATCATTAAGGTTATAGGTTTCCTCATTATTAAGGTCACCATAAGTAAGCCACGAACCGCTATCAGCTTGCTTAATATTAAAGTCTTTACAAAGCATCGTAACTCTTGTTGAGAGATCATTTTTAGCCTTGTTCATGATGTCTTCAAGATAGGAGACAAGTTTAATCTTACCGAGCGACGGATTGCTTTTTTGCCATGAGGAAGGGTCATCGAATACTTCTTCGACACTATCTTGCGTATAGAGCCAGGGCAAGATTCTAATATCCTTAATTTCGCCTTTAATCATCTTGCGAGCGTAATCTAACTTTTTATCAAGAAAGCCGCCAATTGTAGTTCCCTCAGTTGTGATGATGAAAATGAGCGGTTCTTTCTTCGTTGATTGACTTTGCTTAATAGCGTCATAAACCTTCGAATCCGTCATTTCATGCACTTCATCAATACAGCCAACCTCGATGTTATAGCCGTCTTTATTGCGTGATTGCGCCGATAGTTTTTTAATCTTATTCTTGTTTTTAGGCGAGTAGATGAAGAAAATGTTCTTTTTTGAACGCTTCTCATTTCGGAGCGCTTTGCTCTGTTCACGCATATTATTAATTTCTTCAAAAAGGATGGATGCTTGCTCATTAGTGTTTGACGCACAGACTATATCTACACCACCTGAACTTAAGAAAAACTCCGCTAAATCGATACCCGCAATAAAGGTCGTCTTCCCGTTTTTCCGCGCCACGACGAGCAATACTTCGTTAAAGCGACGTAACCCCGTCTCCGCCATTTTAAAGCCGTAGGACGCCTCTAAAAAAGCCTTCTCCCATAACTCCAAAATGAATGGTTGCCCGTTAAATGGTGACTTAGTATGCCGGCAAAACTTTTCAATAAACTTGATGCGTAATTGGCCTGGTTTTACATCATAGATGTAATCGGGATTTTTCATGTTATCTCTAAGAGCATAAAGTACACTAAGCAACTCCTTCCCAACACGAATATTTCCCCTTTCAATTTCTTTGATGTAATCTAGTAAATAACTCATTCCTCAAGAGGCTCACTATCAGGAGTAGGGGCGTCTTCTTCAATAAGGGTATCGTTTAAGTGCGCTTGATATTTTGGTGCTGTCGCTTTAGGGAGTGCTTCTTCAATCGGTTCATCAATATCGTGATAATGGATTTCGCTATCGTTTTTACCAAGGATTAACCATGGACCGATAATCATGCCGTCTGTTACGCTTTGTAATACTTTCCCTGGTTCGGCATATAAAATGCGTCTACCGTTTTCTTCTCTAATTTCCATAAACTAATACCCCCTTATGCAAGTGACCAGTTTTTATTAAGTGCAATATCTAGTTCTTCTTGTGTACACTTAGCAAGATTACCTGCACCTAACGTGAGCACCTTTGCCCCTGCACCACTTAAATCTTTTAAAGCGTTAAACATCAAGACGATTGACTCTCGTGTTAGATTTGGGACATTCGAGAAATTCGCTGATGCATTAAAGTTGCTTTGCAGTGTGATCTTATTAAGAAGCGGACAATCTTGAATTGCGCTAGCGGGGATAGCAGCGGTTATAGTATTTGGAATCCATACCTCATTAAGTTGCGGACAGTTTTTAATGACTGCCGTTAAACCAGCCAAAGTCTGAAGACGATCTGGAAGGTATAATTTCGTTAAATTCGGGATACTCCAGAAAGCGTGACTTCCCAAAGTTTTTAAATTCGAAACTGATTCAAACCGCACGATTCCGCTTCCACAAAAACCTAAGTTATATTTCCCCCATGAATCAATTGATCTAGGGAACGTGATATCACCAAGATTCGCAATTCGATATAGCGCATAATCTTCGAGTGTTTTAAGTTGCGACCCTTCTTCAAATATGATTTTCGTACATCCAGACTCATACAAAATACGGTCCTTAATCGTAATTACACTTGAGGGAACAATGAGTGTGAATGCTTGCGGACAACTTGATAAAAAGTAACGACTGATAAATGAAGCGGTGTTAGGAATCTCAAACTCATCAAATGTACCTTCGACAAGTTCACGAAGTAAGTTTTGTTCTTCAGTGGTCGAATTATTACCTAAATTACCGCGAGCGACATTTGCCACAATCGGCTCACTTGCATAAATATAATTAGCAGTAATGACATTACTTGAGTTAGCGGGTTCATCACAACATATAAACGAGAACTCCCATCTACCTTCCCAAGCAGTTACAGCTTTTGGAATTTCGAAAGAATTATTATGCACCCGATATAAATAATTTGTTTTTTGATGAGTGAATTTTAAATAGTGATATTCGCTATCGATTTCTGCATCAATCGTGAAGTTTAGTTTCACCCGCTTACTTTCTTTAAAGACGGAGATAGTAAAAGGTACTTCTTCTGTTACGAGTTTTCCTTTTTTATCTACATGAATATTTATTTCGTAAGCCATAACTCCTCCTTAAAGATTTGCCGACCGTAAGAACTCATCAAATTCATCGTCGTCATCAATCGTATTTTTTCCCATCACAATGCTGAGCGTTTTTATAATTCCTTGGTACACTGTCAAAGTTTTTAAATAAGTTTTATAGGTAACTGACTCACGCATATTACCTTTGTTAGAATATTGAATCGCTCCATTCTTTTTTAAAGAAAATTCTAATTCATCTAATTGAATTTTTAGAAAAGCTGCCTTCATTAATAGTTCATCCACTAATTTAGTTTTATTTTCTTCAACGTCCTTAAATAAATCTACGAGGCGTTCATATTCTTCCATTACTCTTTCGTCAATCATATTTCCTCCAATAAAAAATCCAGGTCGCTTGGATTCCTGGATTTCTGAAAATTTGGTCCCCCGTATTTCTGAGGTGGGGGCTGCGGTACTTCTAGAATAAAGTTTTCGCTCTAGGGTGGGGGGTATCAATTTACCTTAATAAGGAATAATTTGCCCACTCTTATCAAACTTTACTCTAGATTTCACGAATCGCTCATGCTCTTTGTTATGACAATCCTTACAAAGTAATAAGAGGTTATCTTGATTTAAAGTAATGTTGATATCGTGAACGTTACTCGGCGTTACGTGAATTATATGATGAACTTCTTCACCAACCGCACCACACTTCTCGCATAACCCGTGTGCGCTATGTATTTTAATTAGTCGTGCTTGTTCCCATGAAGAACTCCTATAAAAACGATTAATTGCTTTACATTTACTCAGCACGGAGTAATCCCCACTTAGCAAATTCTTCAAATCCACCAAGAGATTTTATGTATCTTCTCGCAATCGCTACGATTTCTTCATATGGTTTTCCATCAATATATTCATCACCAATAGCGCAGCTAAGGCTGATAACTTCACCCGTTTCTTGCGCCTTCAAGAACGCATAGATATTAACGCTTACGTCAGCTTTAGATAAATCCTTACCGTGTAACCCTCCACCAGTTACGGAGTCAGCCATATCGCTACCGAGTTTTCTATTCGTTACCCCTGCATCAACTTCTTCCGTTCCCGTCCAATCGCCTAGTGGATTTACTTCAGCATATGCGAACATTTTTTTAAGTTCATCAGTACTAACATTACTATGACAAATGATAAGTCTTTCGTTATCAAGAATATATTTGCCGTCATAAGGATAAATGTCGTAGATTTCTTTCGCAATTTTTGTAAGTACCTTTTGCTCTTCCGTAAGCGGAACGCCTTTAAATATACCGTTATCGCCACATCTAATTTTTCCTTTTTGATTAAGGCTTAAATGCTCGTCTTGTGGATACTCTTTGTAATCAACATTTACCTTCCGCCCCACAATACGATGCACTGCTTTTATCACTTCTTTTTCATCTAATTTCACTGACGTTTCGTTAATGATGTGACAGTGTCCGTGACCAAGTAAAACCTCCACTGCGATTCGCGGATTTTCTTCTTTTTTATAAGCCATGTCTACTAGTGCACCAGCAATAACATCACACATTTTATCTGGATGCTTAGGACTTGTTTTTTCATAAGCCATTAAATATTTCCTCCCCTTATCCCAAGTAAATAACTGAATCACCAAACTTATTTTTAATAAAAGTCTCAATATTATCTTGAGATAGTGCTTCAATTAGTATCTGAGTTTTAGTGCTTTTTTCATTCCCTTTTTTCACCACAATAACATTAGCCATTCTTTTAGCGATATCGGAATCTTTATCTTCAGTAATTAAACATCTTTCAACGACTCCAGCTGAAAGTGCA